CCTTTATAACTGTCTTGAGAATCCATATATTAATGCTGTACAGGAAATCTATGATTACTGTAAGGCTATGGACTTCGAGATTACTGAAGATGGTTGTTTCCTGGCTTACAAGAATGTCAATAAAGACCTTACCTCAGTGCATGATGGTAAGACACAACACACTATTGGAGAATACGTTGAAGTATCTCAGGTAGATACCAATAGAAATAATACTTGTTCTCAGGGTTTACACTTCTGTTCCAGGTCTTACCTGACCAGCTTCAGTGGTGAAGTAACTCTGATTGTCAAAATCAATCCTATTGATGTGGTCTCTATTCCTACTGACTATAATTTTGCCAAAGGTAGGTGCAGGAAGTATCAGGTTGTTGGAATCATTGCTAAAGGTTCTAACCTGAATATCACCAATATGAAAGTTGCTACTGGTCAAAACATCATTAAGACTGAAGTAGCTAAAGCTGATGCTATTCAAGAAGCCAGAAAAGACAACAGAACTGGTAACAGGTTGGATGAGACTGTCAAGAATATGGAGATTTATGGTAATAACAAAGCTAAAGTAGCTCAAGTCATGAATATCTCTGTAGATACAGTCTCTCGGAACATCCTGAAATTTAAGGCTTGTAATGGTTGACAGTATCTTCGAGAATAGAATGAGTGAGATAAAACTTTGTAGAGATTGTAAACATAGAAAAGGACAATTAGGATCACAGTTCTATAAGTGTATTGCTCCACAAAACCAGGAGATAAACTGTGTAAGTGGTTATATAGGGGTAAAACATCTTACATATTGTTGTGGTTTAAGAAGAGACTCTTGGCTATGTGGACCAAAAGGAGGATGGTTTGAACCAAAAGACTCCAGGTCTCTTTGGACAAGACTTTGTGATTTTCTCACTATTTAAAATTGAAATAGAAGAAGTAGACAGTTAGTATTTTAGCTGTCTAACGTAGTGTACAAAGCAAAATAAGAAATAAAACTGTCTAGGGTAGGGGTAAGCCTACCCTAAGTTGTTTTAGGTCTGTTAATAAAGCACTGTGATTAGAGCAGAGAGATTCTAGGGGTATTCCTGATGACTATTGAAACTAAATCTAAGACTGGTTGGTATGGTTATAGATATACCACAAGATATTGTGAAACCTGTAAGACAGTAAAACCTAGAAATACCCAACCAGTAAAGAAGGGATGGAAATGTGATGACTGTCTGGAGAAGATTAGAAATGTAAGGAGTAACTAATGAATACAGCGGAAGCTATACAGGCACTACAGAAAGCTCTAAAAGAAGATGAGGGTTACTATCAGGTCTGGCAAGCTAACATAGCTGTGTGTATCCAGGATGTCTGGAACAAAGAGAAACCTTCTGTGGATGTACACAAGATAAGTAATGAAGGAGCTAAAAGATTTCTTGACCTTTTATTAAGAGAGTAACCAAGGGCATATGATTAGAACAATTCTAATTATCTTGCTTGGTGTGTACTCTTTAGGAACTACTCTATACACAATAGAACTTCATAAAGAGTACCACCAAGTCAAAGATATAAATTGTCTTTCCCATCACAAAAACCAAATGACAGTATCCAAACTAAAGAACGACTACTTGTCTTGTACAAGAATAGATAACTATCATAGAGGATTGGTTAGACGAATTAATATTGAAGACAGAATCTTCATTAGAGATAGAAGAGGACTTAGGATAGGGTGGAAGAATGACAAAAGTTCAGATAGGTGATGTTTTTAGTCGTTGGACAGTTTTACATATAGAGTTTTCATCTCCGGGAACAAGCCACAAACGTACTATGTGTGTTTGTCAGTGTAGTTGTGGAACTATTCGTAGTGTATTACCAAAAGATTTGTTAAGTGGGTCTTCAAAAGGATGTTTCGATTGTTATATAAAAAGAGTTAAATACAAGTTTACTGATGAAGATAAGAAGGAAGCCCATAATGCTCATACAAGACGCTACTACCAAAAGAACAAAGACAGGATTCTGACCAGAACGAAGCAATATGCAAAGGATAATCCACACATAGCCAGGAAAGCTGTTCTAGAATACAGAGAAAAGAACAGGGAAGTTATAAACCTGAGAATAGCTATGTACAGAAAAGCTAATAAAGAATACTGTCTGCAATTAGACAGAATATCTAAAAAGAAGAGACTCTATGGAGAGTTTTGGGAAGTAGCGTTATTAACTAATCAACTAAGTAAGGAAATTCGAGATGTCCTCTAAGAAACAACAGCAATCTAAAGTAGCTTTATCTTCTACAGCGTTAAAAGATATGCTCTGGGATACAATGAACATGATTAAGAATGGTCAGATTGATTCTAAAGCAGCTTGTGCTCTAGCTACTCAATCCAGAGAAATTCTCAGAATTGTCAGGACTCAGTTGGACATTGCTAAATACAGTAAGTCTAATACTCCTGCTGTTCTTATTACTTTTATGGACAGCTAATGTTGTCTCACAACTGTAAGAAATGTTCTCTTCACAAAATATCCAAGTATGTCTGTATAGAAGGTAAAGGGAACAGTACCAATCCCAAGATAATTATGATTGGAGAAGCACCGGGACCAGATGAAGCACTTAAAGGGGAAATCTTTGTAGGTAAAGCTGGTCAAAAGCTAATACAAATGATTAAACCCTTAGAAGGTCAATACTATTTGACTAATATAGTAAAATGTAGACCTGCAAGTCCTACCGATGATGCAGGAAAGTTCAGGACACCAACAGATGAAGAGATTGCTCTATGCAAACCTCTGTTCATCAAAGAATTACACCAAATAGCTGCTAGAAATCCAGAGGTGATACCAATCCTTATGCCTCTGGGAAATACTGCCCTGACAGGACTTATAGGGTCTCACAAAGGTATTACTAAGGAACTGGGTATAAGCAGACAGGTGAAGATAGGTTTCAAAGAGTATACAGTGATTCCTAACTTTCACCCAAGCTACGTTTGTCGTAACCCAGAGGCAGAGAAACCATTTACAAACATCATTTTAACTACAGCAGCAATACTCAGACCATAGAAAGATAAAAAGAAACAATGCTTACAACTCAACAGCAACAGATAGTAGACAATGTACTATCTCCTTCAGATAATCGAATAATAGCTGTTGAAGCTTGTGCAGGAAGTGGAAAAACTTTTACATGTCATGAAATTATCGAAGCATATAACCCTAAAGAAAATAGCCTGTACACTGCATTCAACAAGGGAATTGTTACAGACTCTCAGAAGAAGTTTGGTGATTTGATAAAGTGTCAAACAATTCATGCTTTAGCCTATAAACACATCAAACCAAGCAAACCTATTGAAGATTTCAATTACTTAACAATCACTGAGAAAATACCCTATGCTGAAAAAGACATAATCATCAGCACTCTTGATAACTTCTTCAGGTCATCCAGTACCAATGTCGAAGAATATGCTGAAGCTCATTGTGATAACGAGAAGTTACAGAAACTAATTGTCTATTATGCAAACAAGATGTTGGAAGGATGTATCAACCCTACATTCAACTTCATGCTCAAATGTCTACATATCATGTTGGAACATAAGGAAATAGAGATAGACTTTGATTTATTCATATTGGATGAATGTTTAACAGGTAAAACCTATGTTTCCACCAGTACAGGAAATAGGCGGATTTCATCTATTTATAATGATTTAGTACAAGGAAAAGAAGTAAGGGTTAAATCCTTCAACTATGCAACAAAGAGTTTTGAGTACAAAAAAGCTAAGAATCCATTAATCTCTCACGATAGAGAAGTGTTAGAGATTAAAACAGAAGGATTAAATAAAATTCAATGTACTCCTAACCACAAGATATTAACTCAAAGAGGTTGGGTACAAGCAGCAAATCTGGTAGTAGGTAAAGACTTTGTTATTCTTGATTCTCCTGGAAAACAAAAAACAAAAGTAATTCTTAATCCTTTACAATACCAAATAATGTTAGGAAGTTATCTGGGAGATGGATATATTCATAAACAAAACAATTTTAATACTTATAGAATGAGTTTTACACAAGGGGAAAAACAACTGAACTATCTTAGATGGAAAACAGATGCTTTCAATCTTACAGAATCCATTAGATGTATACAAAGCGGTTATACAAAGAAATGGAATATATATCAATCAAACTCTACACCTGTATTCATTCTTGAAGATACTCCATTTAATCTAGTACTTAGAGATTTATCTCCATTAGGATTAGCAATCTGGTATATGGATGATGGTTCAGGAACAACTATTAACAGTAGTAATTTGTGTAAAGAACAACAAGAACAGCTAAAAATTCTACTGTTAGAAAAGTTCGATATTAAAGTCGAAGTAAGGCCTGATGGAAAAGGATTTTATGGAATCTACTTCAATTACGAAAACAGAGATAAGCTCTATGAAATTATTAAACCATATCTACATGAAGACTGTGCTTACAAAATCGGAAAAGAAGGATTAATCCCACCATCAATATGTTCTGCATATGAATGTTATGGAGGTAACTTCATAACTTCTATCACACCTATAGGTGAAGGTACTGTTTATGATTTTGAAGTTGAAGATAACCACAACTTCTGTGTAAGTCAGTCCAAGAAGAGTACGAAAATTGTTGTTCATAATTGTCAGGATGTTACAGCAGTATCTTTAGAAATATTCAAATTAGTCAATGCTAATCGTAAGGTTATTCTTGGTGATAGATTTCAGAACATCTACTCCTTTATGGATACTGTGAATGGTTTTGAATTATTAGATAATCTTAATATATTTAAACTGACTCAATCATTCAGATGTAATGACTATATAGCCAAGATAGTGGAAACATACGGTAAACAGAATCTGGTTCCAGACTTTGAGTTCAAAGGTTTTGATAAGGTAACAAAGGATAAGGACTTCAAGATAGCCTACATTACCCGTACTAATGCAATGCTCATTGAGAGAATGTTCAAGCTCTTGGAAGATAAACAATCATTTAGTCTTATAAGGTCTGTCAATGAAATATTCTCCTTACCTATAGCTCTTCTCAATGCTGCATCTGGAAAGACTGTATTTGACAAGAAGTACAAATATCTTGAGAAAGAGTACGGTAAATACCAGTCAATAAAAGACAAGCATCCTACTATGTACAAGAACTACTTTGACTATATAGTCTCTGTTACAGAGGATTCCATGCTGGAGAACATCATTAGAATGCTAATGAGTTTTCAACAGAAGAGAATCAATATCTATGACATCAAAGAGAGAGTAACTAATCTCAAACCCAATAAGAATATCATCTTGACTACTGCTCATGCTTTTAAGGGCTTAGAGATGGATAATGTCTATATAGAGGATGACCTCAATCTGTCTGTCAATAGGACTATATCTAAGATGCACGATTTAATGTCTAGGTTGGTTCTCAAAGAGGGTGAGAATATCAGAGACCATCTCAGTAAAGACCAGAAGGAGGATTTGAATACCTACTATGTTGCCCTATCACGTTCAAAAACGGGTTTAATAAACATAAATTATATTTAATTGTAGGGTGCATATAATGGCTATGCTAGATGTCCTTGAAAAGGAACTAACCAGTCTGAACATCTTTGAAGGAAATCTACCACCAATAGTAGATGCAATAGCAGATAGTATTCCAGCCAGGAATATTCCCAGAAGGATGAAAATAGCTTTATCCATATCAGAACTGATGTTATTTGCCTCTCAACTAAGATGTAATATCAAACACTGGAATGGTTCTGTTATTCCCATCAACTCAATCATGTTCTGTATAGCTAAGAGTGGAGCATCTAAGGATAGCTCTGTGAAAGCTGCCAGGAAGTGTTTTGAGGAGGGATACACTCTAATCAATACTACGAGGTATGCTGATGCTGTGGATAGAGCTATAGAGAAAGCCAGACAAGCGGGAGTGGATATACCAAACAGATTTACTGGATATAAAGACTTCTATGATGCTCCTAATCCTCTCTTTGTAGCTATAAGTACAAGTGAAGGGTTCATTCAGCATCTAAACAAGTTAGCTGATGACAGATTTGGAGCAGGATTCATTTACAGTGGTGAGATAGGAGCAGAGTTAACCTCTAGTTCTAACCTACCAGACACTATCAAGACATTGGCAGAACTGTATGACGAAGGAACAAAAGAAGTCAAAGTCCTCAAGGACAGAGAGAGACAATCCAAAGAGGTTAAACATCTACCTGTCTCTGCCCTCTTTATTGGGAGTCAGGACAACATTCTCTACGAAGATACCGTTAAACGTAAATTCAAAACAGAGTTCACATCAAAGTTAGCCAGGAGAAGTTGTCTAATCTTCATCAATGAGAATATAGACCAAGACATATACTTATCCCTGGATGCTCTAATTAAAGATGAAAGACTCTATGAAGACAAAGCCATAGTAGCCAGGAAAAAGGTCTATGATTTCATTAAGGGGTTCACAGAGAACTATCTTGAGTATCCAATAGAACAACTAACTTTCAGTGAGAAAGCTAGAGACCTCTTCCTTCTATACAGAAGATACAATGAAGAGCTAGCATCCACTATAGACAGTATGTTTCCTATGACACGACTCACCAGGCAACATCTTCAATGGAAAGCTTTTAAGCTCTCAGGTACATTTGCACTAATGGATTACTCTAATGAGATAACCTATGAACACTACAAAGGAGCTATAGAGTTCCTTGAGTTAGTCAATGAAGACATCTATTCCTTTGAAAAGGAACTAGTCAAAGAACCATACGAACTCTTTGCAGATTATGTAAGACACTATTCTGTCAAAGGTAAATATGAAATGTCTTTACATGACCTCAGAAAAGCTGGATTTGTTTCAACAAAAGGAACATCCTTGGTTGGTTTAAAGGAACTGATTACTTTGGTTAATTCCTATGATAAAGATGGTCTCTATAAGTTACAGGACAATGTGATTCACTTTGAGCTTATAGACAAAACAGATAAGATTCTTCTCTCCTATGTAGAATGTAAAGGTTCCAAGTCTCATAGAGCCAGTAAAGTATCCAGTGGGTATATATGTGAAGAGATAACCTTTGCTGACCTGGCAGAGATGCTTGAAGGAGACTATGCTTACATACCATTCAAATTCAGGAATGGAGTAAGAGGAAAAGAAAACATAGACTCTCCATGTAAATGGGTAGTATTAGACATAGACAGTGCAGAGATAACAGATGAAGAAGCACATGTTCTATTGTCTGATATAAATCACTATGTAGTTCGTACATCCAATGCTCAGAATAAAAACAAATTTAGAGTGTTATTAGAACTAGATGCTCAGGTAGATGTTCCAGACTATCAGTGGATTCAGTTCATAGAACTAATCATGAAAGAGTTAGGTCTAGTAGGGAATAGTGGACTTAGTAAAGCTCAGATATTCTTCAGCTATTCCAATAGGAAAATTCTCAGTCAACTGGAAGGTTCACCATTAGAAGTAAAACCCTTCTTAGAGGCACTTATAAAGCCCGTAGTTGAACAAAAGAAACTTACCCCTGGTCAGATGTCAGCTTTATTAGAAGACCCTTTACACACCTTCGATAAAGCTTTTAATGCTAAAGAAGGTGAAGGGGGAAGAAAGCTTATCTGGGCTTGTAGGTATGCAAGAGAACTTGGAGCAAGTAAGGACTATTGTCTAAATTTAATAGAACAAATCAACAGTTACTGGGTTAAACCTTTTGACCCAATCAGATTTGAGAACCAAATCCGAAGACAGATTGACAGGTGGCAATTCTCACACTAAGAAAGGAGCTTTGATGATTGATTGGGAAATAGTCTTTGGACCGAAGATTACAAAACTAACTGACTTCCCTATAGGAACAATAGGGTTTGTTTATGAAATCTTCTTTACAGATGGGACAAGATACATCGGGAAGAAGAATCTCTATTCTACCAGAACAATGAAACCTCTCAAGAATGGAAAAGAGAGAGAAGGAGCTACCAGAATAACCAAGAATACCAAGAAGGGGTATAGACAAGCTTGGGATATAGTGAAGAAAGAAAGTGAATGGAAAACCTATAAAGGGTCTCATAAAGATTGTAAAGATAAAACCCCTAGTGCTCGGTACATCCTGGATTATGCCAGAAGTCAGAGAGAGCTTACCTACCAGGAAACAAAGTATCTGTTTGCTCATCAGGTACTAGAGGATGACAAATATCTCAATGACAATATCTTGGGTTCGTTCTTCAGAGGAAATTTGGTGTAACTATGGAGAAAATAATAGGGGTTAACTACGCATTTACCAGCAGTACCTATAGGGTAAAAAGATGGTTGGATGAACTTCCAGACCTTATAGCTTGTGATTTTGAGGTAGCCAGTAAGTTCACAAAGAAAGAGAAAGACCTCTTTAGATTGAGATTGAAACAAACCAAGAATATGGATAAGAGACGAGTATTAGAGCAATACATTGAATCTAATGGTCTATCTCATCCAAGTCT